TCTACAACGATCAGTTCGGGGCATCGCCCGAACATCTCAATCCAGGCGTAGCACTCTTCGTAAATGTCATCGAGCGTTGGTGCTGGGTTGGTCTGAATCCTGATGCGGTTGGACAGATCCCACAGGCTGTCAACCATTGCGGGGTCGTCCTCGTCGAACGCACGCATCTTCTTGACGGTCGATACCGTCTCTTTCATATGCACAGCAAGGGCACGATTAACAATCGTTCCTTCGTCAGAGTCGGCGCTGAAGTACAAGCACTCGACTCCGCTGGTTATGGCGTACCAAAGAGCAGCAAGAGTTTTTCCTCGACCAGGCTGTCCTGCTAAGACATGCAGTTGCCCACGCCTAAAGCGGATACCCGCTTCGTGAACGAGAGGCAGGAACGGAGGCAGTTCTTCGCCTGCCTCCGAACCGGCAACAACAACCTGAAGAAGACTTCTCACGACGTAACGGGCAACTTCGGCAGATCGGAAGTGTCGTACTTGTCAGGAGTCCATTTCATCCATGCGCTCTTGGCAGCCTGACCACGGATCTTTCCGCTGGCAACGTCAGGAGTCACCCATTGGGAGTACATGTTTCCTGACTGTTGAGCGCGAGACCACTTCAAGACTGCTTTCTCACCAGCATCGGTAAGCGGTGCGTTCGAGCGGTCGTAGACGAACCAAGTGTTGTCGAACTTCTTATCGACACGACCGTCGTATTCCGTCCCGTTCTGGTCACCGTCATCGCTGGCAACGACACCTGCATCCTTGAGATTCTGTGTCGCCTGCTCAACGGTAGGAGCCTGACCTTCGATGCGCTCCTTGATGCGAAGCAGAGATTCGTATGACGCAAGAAACTCTTCTTCGGTGTCACCACGGGCGGTGAGTAGGTCGTTACCACGACCGACCTTGGTTGTGTACGAGAACAGGTGTTCGTTCGCGCTCATTTGTTTCCTTTCATTTGGAGGGGGTATTTATCTGACAAAAATCCGTTGGCTGCTTGGCAGTAGTCCTTGACGGAGCACCAGCCGCAATGCATGTCAACGTTCGGAGCGAAGAGACCGAGAGACATTTGAGCGTGCGTGGTGGAGAACCAGCCGTCAAAGAAGTCTTCATCCCAATGGGACAGGTCGATCCGGTCGCCGATCTCTCCCTTGCGCGTCATGTAGTACGCGCCACGGTCAATCTCCATGCCGGTCGCTCGCTTGATACCGGCTCGATACAGGGCTAACTGCAACGCAGAGTGCGGAGTGTTCTTGCCTGTCTTGAAGTCAACAATCCAATGCTGATCTCGCTCGTCTTGGAAGATTCCATCGACGAACATCTTGATCGGCACGCCACCGAACTGCGTCTCAACACCCCACTCGATTCCAGGCCGGTCGTCGGGCATGGTCGCTACGCGCCAACCACTTTCCTCGTACCACTTGACGTAATCTTCGATTTGTCGAAGACCCTCGTTCATCCAGAAGTCAACGTCTTCACCGTCAGGCAGAGCCTTGGTCTTACGACCACCGACCTTGAACTCTGAGACTGGGTAGCCGCTATCGGTCTCAGCCTTGGCTAGTTCGGAGCGGAACTCACCGCTCCACATCTCACTAAGTTGCGTCACTTGTCTCTCCAATGTGGTCAATCTCGGTTGGCAGGGTCACGGGGTAGTCGCAGGCGACGCACTTGACGTAGTGCAGGTCGCGGGTCAGGTACCAAGAGATCTGCCCCTGCTCGTCGAAGCGAACGTGAGTGACGAACGTGTCACCCAGACAGTTGGGGCAGTACCTCGAAGGGCGTGCATAGAGATTAGATCCCTCTATCACCCTGCACCTGCTCCAAATAAAAACCCTTGTTCAGTTGCTCGATGACAGAGTGGATCGCACTACCGGCGCATAGATACACGGCTGGCTTGCGATCCACCTGCTCAACCTTCTCCAAGTACCACTGGTGCTGGCACCGGAGCCAGGTCGTGACCTGACTGTGTGACAGGTGTGTTGGTCGTTCAGCCAAGGGGTGCCTCCACTTGTATGTAGTCCCAATCATCGCAGCCTTCGGCGCTCAGGCCGTCGCAATTCCCTTGCTCAGTCACGAGGGAGAATCCCATGCGAGCAGCAAGGTTGAGTTCATCTTTGACTTCTTCTTGATCCGTGTACCACGGGTACAGGACGAGGACATGCGAGCAGTCCTCAGACAGGTACATCCTGGTCATGCTTTTCTCCCCCAACATCCGTGCATAGAGAACAGTATGCACGACGAAAGCCGAACGCAAGTGCTTTCATCAATGTCGGCGTGTCGCAGAAGATTGATACAACTCCTGCACTAATCTGACGGAGCCAGAAATGGTGGGGGCGAAACCTCAAATGACGATAAACGGCATAGCCGGATCGAGGTTTGCTTCCCTGTCCTGCCACGAATTTTGTCGTGGGGGGTAGGGGGGCATTTCCTAAAATCAGATTCCGGCATGGAGCGGCGACATCAGGAGCCGCGACTAGGAAGCATGGTCAAGCGGTTCGGGTATCCGAACCAAGCCATCCTTATCCCGTCGTGCTACATAGTGGAACCCTGCTACTGAACTGATGTCGTAATGAATGCACAGATTCTTCTCATCAAGTTCTGCTTTCCAGCGTTCATACCTGCCCTTGGCTTTGTCATCTACCGGCAGGTTCTTACTCAGCCGCGCTCCGATGCGGAGCATCTGCAACTGGTAGGCCGTGTTGTGATCCACGGAGATCCGACCCCAAGGTATGAAATCGTCGTACCTGATCCGGTCGGTCAAGCCCATCCGAGATAGGCCGGAACTTACGGTGGACAAGGACACAGTCTCTCCCGTGTCCTCGAAAATCTTTTCCACTATCTGCCGGTGTGCCATCCCAGCATCCAACATTTTTTCTAGTTCGTTCTTCGGGGGTAACTTCCTGTACTGACCCATGTGCCAATCACCGTCCTGTGTCACCATGCGAACACCTTGCGTGTGGCAGGTCTGATACACATCATGCACTAATGAGCGCGTATGTCAAACACAAGCCAAGCGTTTTCCCGCCTAGTGGAACTGTGGATAAACCTGTGACGCACTAGCCTGCAAGGGGGAGGAATCACCCTGCGTTTTCCACAACCTGCAATCATGTTGCAATTAGGGTGACGACAGGATTAGAATGAGGGACATGATACCTACACTCATGGAAGCCAAGAGAGATTACATAGAATGGCGGTACTCTCAGGGGTACTCGCCGAAGACAATTGAGAACGATATCTCCTCGATCAAGCATCTTGCAACGGTGGTCGGGTGGAACCGACCCGTATCGGATATTCATGGCGGTCACATCCAAGAGGTGCTGGACGCTCGCAGGATCTCCCCGTCCACGGCAAACCTCAGAAGAGCCTGCTTCAGCAAATTCTTCAAGTATTGCCGAGCCATGAAGATGGTGAACCCCGACTTCGACCCACTCATCAACACCAGAAAGAGACCCACGCCCAAGAAGGAGCGGAAACGTGTCCACCCGAGCGACGTAAACACCCTCATAAACGGCTCTGAGAGCCAAATAGAGAGGATTATCCTGGCACTTGGACTGAACCTCCTGCTCAGGATTTCTGAGGTCTTAGATTTGCGCGTAGGGGATGTGGATTTAGAGTCCAAAAGAGTCAACGTCAGGATCTTCAAGACCGGAGATGTGGACTCCATGCCCATGATGTTCGAGTTGGAGCAGGAACTCCGGCGACACCTGATCTGGCTCACCAGCCAGGTCGGGGAACTCAAGCCCGACTACCACCTAGTTCCCGGCACCAACGGGCACGGAACCTACATCCCAACCAAGCCAGTCCGACGACCAGCAGACATCATCAAGAAGGGACTCACCCGCATCGGGTGGGAAGATGTGCGCGGTGAAGGGGGACACACCCTGCGTCGGACAGGTGCCCGACTACTACTCATGCGCCTCGAAGACGAGGGAGTGGACAGATCCATGCGGATTGTCCAATACTTACTGCACCACAAGAACATGGCGCAGACGGAGCACTACCTCGGGATCACCGTAGATCGGCAGTATCGAGACAGAGTGCTCACGGGAATGCGCTTCTACTCAGAAGACGAAAACGTCATTCCCCTACGGAGAGCGGAGTAGCAAGTGGCGAAGATTACGAGTCTGGCGTGTGACAAATGCGGGATTCACGAAGATGACATACCAATAAAGGAGTGGTCTGCCCGACGCGGATCAACCCACTACCTCGGCGAACTGTGCGACGACTGCTTCACCAAACTCGTACAACAGTTCAAGCCCAGCACCAGGGGTGGTGGACGGCACGTTATCGCGGAAACCAAACTCGAAGACATTCAGAAAAAGGCATAAAAAAAGAAGGGACGCGCAATGCGTCCCTCTTCCTTTACCAAATCGTCAGGCTTAACAATCCCAACGTTTGTTCGTCCAACTCCCCATGAGCGGTAATTCCATTTGCCTGCTGAAGCCCACGAAGGACTTCCATCAATCCACGATCCAAGCAGTTATCACCTGGGATGTTTAGTCGCTCTCGAACCTTGACCACAATTGGTGCTCGCTCGTTTTCCACAACGTAGGGAACTGCTGAAATCACACTACCTCCACATCGACAGTCTGTAGTTGTACGGTCACCATCCCTCCGAATCCATTGACGTAAGAAGGTGGTGAAGTTTGCTCGAACTGAACGGCGCGAATCACGCAGATGCGTTCTTCATTATTCGAAAAGTCCTGGAACAAACAAGCACCGCCGCTTTGTTCCAACTTCTCTAACGCCTGAAGCCGTGTCCACGGGTCGCTCGTTCGGATGACCCCGTTGGAATCCTGCTCTTCGTTGTAGGCTAACAGCGGAATTGTGATGGTGCGCGAACGAAGCGGAGCCGGAAGCGCCCTGAACTGCCACTCCTCCAAGACCGGCCCCTTGGTCGTGTCGCTCGAATCACGAGTCAAAGTCACACGAACCTCGAACTCCGTATCCGGCACGAGATCCGCTGACACAGGAATGTTAAGAACCGTGCCCAACGGAACGCTGCCGAAATCTGCGGCATCACCAGCGGGGTTCACCACACGCACACCCAGCGTTCCAGTCTCGCTCTTGCTGCGGATCGAGAAGGAGACTGGCTGCTTGTACTCAGTAGTACCAAACCGAACAAAGCCAGAATCAAGTACTCCAACAGGAGCCTTGACCGTAGCCGACTCCACATAAACATTCGTGCTTGTGCAGACAAGCGCACGTCCCGTCGTACCCACGAAAGCAACCGACTGAGGTGTTCCATTGGCTACCGAAATATCTGAAGCGTAGGCGTAGAAGTTACCCACCTGCTCCCCAAGATCTATTCGCCACAGGCCTCGCTCACCTAAACGCTCAAGGCTTCGAGTCGCATAGACATACTCACCATCGAAGGCAAGATCTTGAATGTCGTCCTCCACGGATAGAGGACCATAAACAAAACCATTACCGGATTGGGATTCAGCAGCAACACGAATACCACGGTTGGTAGCAGCGACGACAAACGTATTCAGGTAAGACTTAAGAGTGCGGAGCACTTCGCCCGTGGGGAACTCAGCAGTATTAATCGGCTCAAGCATCCCACCGGAGCCAGTAGCAGTCGTATCAATCGTAAAGGACAAGACCTTCGCCTGAACACCAATGTTCATGGCAACCAAGATCGCCGATGTGGTTTCCGTAACAGCGACAAAATCCAGTTCCGTCGTCGCGTACTCGTATCGTGAATCCCCGGTCGTCGTGTTTAAGTCAATCGCCGCCGGGGGAGAGGTAGGGTTCCTACCCAACTCGAACACGCGCATGGGCAATGCGTCAGTTATTTGACACCCAACAATGATTCGGTCTTTGACGTAGCCAAGGGCCTGGACAGTCCACGCACCTCCCGGTGCGTCGTACAGTTTCGATACCGAAAGGGACTCGGTAATTTCGTAAAGACCATCGTTCGCCGCTACGAGAGCGTGACAACCATCCGTCGTCAATGCTTGTGCGGTCGCCGTGAAAGCGGTTATCTCAACGACACTAGATGAGGAAATCTGATACAGGTAAACGTTGCCGCCGTTGACAAACCAAGTACCCATCGTGCAGGTGTGAGCGTAAGAGCCTCCGTGGGTTGCCACCTGATCGGTGTCATTCAGTAGGCTCAACTGGCCTTGAGTCCAAACGTCGATGTTTGCTGACTCACGAAAACGGAAGAGGTCACCCTCGTCTGCGTCATAAAAATCAGCACCGGCCCCTCGATGCCACGAGGTAGCCGACCGAAGCCACCAGTTAGAAAGCGAGTTCTCACCCGCTGAAGCCTCTTGATCGACGCGCTCCTTCTGGTACTGCGTCGTCACGCGACTAATAGGATTAGCGTCGTGTGCTGCACTCAACCACGCTTGATTACCTATCGCGTAATCAGCGGCAAACGAACTCCGGTCATAACGAGCCAGCCGATCAATGATGTCTCGACCGATGGCGAACGGAAGTTCATTGACAACTGCCTTGTTATCAGCCATTAGTTAGTACACTTCCACTTCCGACGAGCCTTATTCAAACGAGAGTTAGGATCTTTGGCTGCCCCTGGAAACTTCTTCATCTGACCTTTACTGCGAGCACAGTAAGAACGCTTGCGAGGGCCACCTCCCGGCTGCGGTGGCTTAATGTCCTGTCCCTTTGCACGCAAAGATGCGCGGCCCTTTTCGTTAAGACCACCTTCGGGGTTCTGCCCCTCGGCCCTCGTCCACGCAGCAGTCCGGTACTTCTTCTTCTTTGGGCGACGGTCAGGCAATCTAGCCATACAGCCTCTTCCGCCAAGCCTTCTTCAACTGACGATCCTTCGTCAGGATAGGAAGCGGCCACAGGCGCTCATCCTTCTGTGCCTTCTCCGTGAACGAGATGTGAATGTGCTGGTAGTGGCCCCAATTACCAGGCCGCCACTTCCACCACTTACTGCGGTAAGTGCCCGAGGCGAGCCGACCCTCGTACACGACGTACTTGACGCGCTTGCTACCCGGCAGGCCGGATGCTGCATACGCACGCAACTGGTCGGCGAGTTTCCTCGCCGCCCTACCGTTGCGCCACTTGCCCTTGCCCATGTTCTCGTCAATGTCGAGAGCGTGAACCCAACCATTCTTGTCAGGGTTGTGATCGGACTTGCGCTTAGAGTGCGCCCGATCCCCGATCCAACCATCAGACCGCTTATCCCGACCGGGCCAGCGACCATTGATCTGGTCACGAAGGACGACACCGCCCTTCACCAACTTAGCCATCCGACTGCCGCCCGAAGCGAGGGTTCTCACCGTTCAAGTAATCAACCAACACA